TGACATTATTGATAATAATAAAATTCTTGCGGCGGTTGTACCGACGAGCCTAACTGACGTACTTGCCAATCTCGCCGTACAACCAGTCAACTCATTCCCAACAACTAGAGATTACCGAGAAGGGCATGAAGGGGTTCTTGTTCTGGACGTAGCTGCGCCGGGTTCCATCGTAACGAAGCTAGAGTTTACTGGGGACAATAGATTTCTTATCGGGCTGTCTCAAGCGATGTATACGACAAGACTAGTCCACGACATAGACTCTTTCTTTGACAAGGACCGTGCGATGACGAGAACTATGTATCTAACCATTTCCAGAGGTCTCGCCGCAGAAATAGAAGCCCTAAGAAAGGAGCAGCCCTCCGCCGAAAGAGACGCGCAGATATCAAGACTAGAAGTTTTGGAAGAGCGAGCCGACAAAGGCGCGAATTATGTAATGGACGAAGATTTGTTGTCCTTATTTCCTGCCTATGTTGATTACTTTACTGATGAAGAACTGGAAAGTATTTCTCGTGAAGTTGAATTTGACACCGACCGGGCTTCCAGCGCGGAAGACTTGAGGTTGCTGGCAAGTATGGTGAATGACCCAACCCTACTCAATGCGCTATTCCCTGAGGCTGACCTTGATGGGAATGATAATACAGTCAAAACTGTTACGATTAGTACTGACCCGAATACCGGGGAGGTAGTGGCTACAGAGACAAAAAAAACAGTATTGAAAAGAGAGGTTTATTTCAACACCTCCCAAGAAAAATCCAAAGACCTATTCAAAGTAGCGAGCAAACTGACAGACGAGAAGTTCCAGGCACAACTTGCACTGTTGCAAGAAGCTTGGCAGGTTGAAATAGATACTCTAGGAATTCCTGAACTTAGTGACTACCTGTCCGACATAGGTGAAAGCGGAAGAAACGTCCTCCTCCGAGTGTTTGACCCGCGACTAAACTCCGACCAGCCGCACTGGATATCCGGAGTTTATATGATAACCAGACTAGCCCACCGCATCGATTCGACGGGAGGGTATACCACAAAAATGACTCTGCTCAGGAGCCAAACGACAACGCCCGACCTTATTCAGGGAAACACAATAGCGGTACAGGACTAACATGGTAGAGAACTTCACCCCAAGACAGCAGGAGGTATCTCCGCTTCCACCCTCAAATATCTCTTTCACTTTTGGTATTGTAAAAAAGTGCATGGATACTCAGAAATCAGGAAGATTGATGGTTGATATAGGCTTGCCAGAAGACGTGGAGTGTGAGTATGTATCGCCTATCGCCGGGGCTGGCTATGGCTTGTTCGCCGTTCCTGGTATTGGCGCTACTGTCCTGGTAGGTAAAGCACCCCACGCCGACCCTCCGACTAAGTATTTCTGGATGGGCTGCTTATACGCCGACGTTGTGGAGCAGGGAGATATGAAAACTCAGCCATACCTTGTGTCTGATACCCTGGACCCCAACAAGACCCAGTGTATTAGAACAGAGGTTATGGAAGACGGCTTTGATGATGGAGAACCGAAATCCACTTATGGCATCCCAAATGCCCGAAGACCTGAAGTCTACGGAACGAACAATCTTCCCGATTCCTTCATTCTCAAACATCCAGCGGGGCACTCAATCTCGCTTACGGACAAAAAAAGCGACGTTCTTATTAACGAGATTAAGCTCAAAACTGCCGAAGGGAAAAGATTTATTATGAGTGATTCCCCCGCCGATGTCGGGGAATTCATGTCTCTCATTGACGAGAACAACAACCACATCACTATTCTTAGTGAGAATAGCAGCAACCCAAACTCAATTACCGTTCGAGCGGGACAGGATATTGAAGTTGAGTCCACTGATGGAGACATCTACCAAGGAATCTCAACTGGCGCAGGGGACTTCAGCATCGTCAACGGAGGCAAAGGCGACATCTACGTAAAAAGTTATGAAGGCAACGTAGAGATTTTGGCCGAAAAGTCCATCCTCCTCAAGTGTGGATGCAGCACTTTACAGATTACCCCTTCAGGTATAGATATAACAGCTACTAACATAAATGTACGCGGCTCGCTTACAAACGTAACTGGGGACATTACAAACGTAAGTGGTACCTCTGGAGACGCAAACATCGGAGGAATTAGCTTGGTCAGCCACACTCACGGAGGAGTTACCACAGGACTAGGAGACACCACCGGACCCAAATAGTTATAAGCACCCATGGTTTTATTCTCAGAAAAATCACTACGCCTGATGCCCAGCAACACCCTGGTCGCAACAAGCAACTCTTTGCAGTTAGAAAGACAAGCCAAACAGGCGAAATTGTCTACCACTAATAGGAAGCTGGAGAAGGCTCAAGGAATTGCGACCATGAGAACTCCTATGTCTGGTAGGGTTACTGTCGTTAACGATGCCCAAACAGCAACCTCAAACCAGCAACAGAATCTGGACGGTCCCTCCAATGCCCTATCAAATGCTGCGGGTCTTTTTACCAGTGAAGGTACAAATCCAGGAGGCGCTGCCGCCTTTGTTCCTGGTACGGTGGATTTCGATTACAGCCAAGACGACATTGAAACCATGCGGAGCCAAATTAACTCGCAGTCAACAAAATCCCAGACTGTCCGAAGCTCGGCGAAAACCACTGAGATTGCTTCCCTAACCCTGACCAGGGACCGCTTGTCGAACGAGATTGGCGAGATTGATGATACCCTCGAAAAAATCGAGGAGATTATGCGACTAAGGTCTGAAGGGTTAGCACCGGAACCGATGCTAAACATCAGCGCTCTTGATTTGAATGCTCTACCAGGAGCCGTAAAATCTCGTGTGCAAAGCGTCATCGACCAAACCAATCAGTTCATCACTGGTAAGATTGTGGCTCCGTTCACCGAAAACCAAAAACTTCTTCGGTATCTAAACGCATCCCTATCCGGAACGAAAATCCCGAGTCCAGTATTTGACCTTGAGTATGGACCCCCTATTTCCTCAAAAGGAAAGTTTGTCCTTTCAAATGACGGATTATATTACGACTCAAGAACGCAACCCGTACCGGATATTCTTCCCTTTGCGACCTCATCACAGATGTGGACGTTGCAGTTCGACTCAAACAGGGGCGGTCGAGGTCTCTCCTTTACAGAAGATGATGCCGTGGATGGCGTCGGAACTATCTTCGATTTGAACCTAGACCTTGGCCAAAATACAAACGAGCGTGTACAGGATTTTTACAGCTACGACGATGTTCTTCAGCAGTTCAATGACGACAAAGTGTCCCATACTACGGAAGCGTCTGGGTACGTAGCGGAGATTTTGTCTAATGGTTATGACGCCTCTGATGCGGTTGTTCGTTCGTACACCGCACAAATGAACGCTGCGATTTCTGTTTACGATAAGAAAATCAAAAAAAGAAAACGACAGCTTGAAATTGCGGCAATCTACGGACGAGACAAGTTCTTTGTTACGGATAGAGACCACCCTGTTGGAGAGGGTGTATTCTTTGAGTACCGTCCTCCAGTTGGAAAAGCCGCTGAGTACAAGCTTCAATATGATGACCTACCAGATGAAGTAAAATCGAGAACATTCCTTTCACTATCTGGAGGCGATAAAGTAGCCTGGGATAAAAGTACTGGAACCATCGTTACCGTAAGAAAGGAAGACAATGTTATTGGCGTTGTGGGTCAATGGGTAGAGATTCCCCGAATCCCAGTAAACGACTTCTCCTACCTGAAGGAGTCTGATATCGCCTTTGATGTTCAGAGAAAACTCACTCTCTTCTCAGAAGACCTCGACACCATTATTGCCCCTCACCAAGCTCGTTATGTGGTGGCTCCAAATAAACCGACATCTCTAGAACGCCTTTCCGTGGAACCTGTTGGGTTTGGGGACTGGGTACACAGAGAAACCTCCGGAAGCTTGAGTGCAACGACACCTCTTACAAAATCACTTACTAGTGACATCGTAAAAGATGGTTTGCTTGCTTGCTACAACTTCCTTGACCCTGAAGCAGTCACAGAGCCTTCCGGTACTTTGTACGCACTCAACAATGCAGCAGAAGGTTCGACAAGACTTGATGCGAAACTGGTTGGTTACGACAAGTCCTTTATTTTCCCTTCTGGTGTAGGTATCGCCTACATGGGAGGGACCGTTTTCGACCAACGGCAAAAACTGGGTCCAAGCTGGGCAGACATAAAAGGTTCTTATGTCCGTCTGCCAAATAACACGAAAGAATTTGAGACCTTTAATACTTCTTACAAAGGTACGCGTGGTTTGGAGAACTTGTTCTACCAGCCTAAAGGAGCCTCGATTGATTTCTGGTCATACGTCCCAAATATTCATTCCGACATGACGGACAATCATCGATACCGTTTGGTTTTTGCAAACGAAAATAGTGGTCCTGTAAACTCAAACTATGTAAACACGAATATTATTAAAAACGGAACAACCAACCTCGACCGAACACTTGGTATGATAATCGGGTGGCGAGATGCCGGAAGCCCCGACAACGCGACAGGCTACTACCCGAGCGGTCTAGAGTTTATTATTGCTCCGACTACCGGACAGAACCAGACAGATTTTAATTCCGCTGCGAACAATTGGGGTCACAGTATCTGCATCGCAGAAAGATGGGACGGTCAGAACGACAGCAGCAACAGAACTCCCACCCCCGACCAAGTAACCCAAATGGGAATGTATATCCCCAGCGGATTCCAAACCGCCGCAGGGTCCGGTATCGCTGATGCCAGCGGCTCCTTTGTACACTTCAACCTTTCGTTCGACGCCCCACAAAAAGAGGTTCGCGTGTGCCTCAACGGTGCGCTCCTAGCCACATCCTCCTATACTGATGTTTTTGGTGATATTCCCTCTGATGTAGCTACACCTACCGCATCCATAATGGACCCGGCGCAAAGAAACACTATCCCTGATTTCTGCGACCCATCAAAGGAGTCCTTCCTTGGAGTGTCCCTGTACGACGAAAGGGTCTCACCTCAGCGAGTCGGATTCCCTGTGTTCACACCCTGGATTATCGGCGGTGGTTATTCCGACAATATCCCCAAGATTTCAGGGTCCACATATAGACCTCAAGGATTCTTGGGAAGTAACACAAACCACACCCACCAAGAGACTTTACCGGGAGCATCGCTCGCTACGGTTACTGTAGGTGATGAGGTATATATCAAAGGGCAGCACGAACCACCGCTGTCCGGAAGCAGAGGAGGTACTGGTAATGACAGAAACCGAGTCCCCCGAAGCGGCTTAGATGGTTTTGTGGGAAGTTTTAAGATTTACGAAAACCCTCTAACTATAAAAGAGGCTAAGTTTAACTACGATTCCCAAAAAGGGTTCTTTGAGAACATTCTGCTGTAATGACTACTTTCGACCTAACTTACTTAAAAGTCCCACGAAAAAATACTATCCAAGGATTAGCATTCCCCATGCGCCTTGATGGTGTTGGAGGCTATTTCACGTCGAACGAAAATCTCGGCGCTTTAAGAGACGGAGTCATCCAGCTTCTCATGACCGCTAGAGGCTCTCGTGTAATGCGACCCGACTTTGGAACGGACCTTAGAAAGAGTGCGTTTGAGATTATCGACGATACTCTACTAAACACTCTCAGGTCACAGATACTTGAAGTAATCGCAAAGTATGAGCCTCGTGTGATTGTACAGTCGGTAGACTTGATTCCTGATGCGGAAAGAAGTGAGTTGAAGGTTCGGTTAAAACTCGCATCAAAAAGCGATTTGCTTAATCCAGAGATGGTGGAGGTAACGGTATGACTCAACAAGATTATTCTAGGTATTTTAGAGGTTTGTACAACGTGTCGGGCTTCGACGGCACTATCGAATCTGATTTTCTGAAGCTCGGTTCCGTCCCCGATGACCGAAAACCAGACCTCATCGATTACAACCTGAAAGGGTTTGATGATTATCGTACTGCTCTACAAAATTATTTGAAGGCGGTTTTTCCGACAGACTATAACAACTTTGCTGCTTCGGACTTAGGACAAATGCTTCTTGAGATGTTCGCGTACATGGCGTCTGTGAATACCTTGAGAGCCGACATGACCGCCAACGAAATGTACATTGATACTGTAAAAGACCCCGATAACCTCAAACGATTGTTGCAGCTTATTGGTGTTACCATGAGAGGTCCGACCTCCTCGAAAGCCACAGGAAAACTCACGCTTCCTCCTGAGGTTACTCTTTCAACCGATGTCGTCGTTCCTCAAGGCTCCAGAACAATCAGTGTACTCAGCGATAGAAGCAACGTACCTCTCCTTTATACAATGACTCGCCAGTTAAATGACGGGTCTTTGGATTTGTTCAACAGAGACCTGACAATCCCGCAAGCTGATTTCACGGATAACGAAGTGTCCGATATCTTCTTGCTAGAGGGTTCCTTCGAAACTCAAACCGGAGCTTTCGACACCGATTCAACCAGACAAACTATCGAGCTTCGCAACGGTCCTGTTGTCGAAGGAAGTATTGGTGTGTCTTCAACCGAAGGAATTATCTACAACGAAATCTCAAATCTTTTCGTTGCCTCCGGGGGAACAGACCCTGTATTTGAGAAAGTGTATACCGATGGATTCAATGCGGTCCTACGATTCGGTGACGGCGTCAGAGGCAGACTACCCACCCCAGGGGAAACCTTTGTCGTTAACTACCGCCGTGGCGCTGGAGAAAACGGTAACATCGCTAGAGGCATTATTAATAAATCAGTAACGCTAAGTCACGGTGGCGTTCCCGTGAACGGAACGCTCGTCAATATCACAAAAGGCACTGGTGGCTCCCCCGCTGAAACTGTCGAACACGCCAAGAGATACGGTCCATACTTCTTTAGAACACAGTACCGTGCAGTAACCGGAGAGGACTATAACGCTCTCGCAAATAGCTTTGTAGGAACCACAGGAAAAACGGCAAAGGCTATGGCGTCCCTAAGAAAGAATGGAGCAGCCGCTAACGTGATTGATATGTTCGTCCTCTCAAAAGCATCGGAGACTCAGTTGGAACGAGCTTCCGTAGCATTTAAAAAAGAGCTTCTTGATTATATGCAGCAATATAAAATGCTTACGGACGATATCGTAATCTCAGATGGAGTCGTTCGTACTTTAGATATTGTCGCTTCCGTGTTTATTGACAGGTCAAACGAGAGGTTTGAGGATAATATTAAGCAGAAGGCTGCAAACAAACTTCAAGAGTATTTTTCTGTAGACAGGGTAAACTTTGGGCAGAGATTAGACCTTGCCGACCTTCAAAATTTCATGTTAACTGTTCCAGAAATTAGGTTCTTCACAGTAGACAACCTAGAGCGGGACATACCTGTTAACTTTAACGAAATCGTCCAACTAAACAACTTTGAGTTCTCAGTGGAGTTCGTATAATGGCATCTGATAGCGGACCAAACCAAGCACATTTAAAAGCTAATTACGTTGAAGTAATTAAGCGTATCGTACCCGAGTTCTATGATGAAACCGAGTATCGGTTATTTGGAGAGGACGAGGATTTACAGTACAATGTGCTTGCAAAGATTTTGTACGTAGCAAAAAACGCATCAACCTTAATTGATGCCCCGTCTAACCATACATCATCCCAGGAGTTTGTTCCGTTCTTCGTACCTTTTAACAAAAAGGCTAACTGCTCCCCGCGAGATTTCCAGCGAAATGTTTTAACTCCTTTAGGGTACTCTTTCGGTAGTTTCACGAACGTCTCCGAGTTTAGTTCTTTTGTTGTTGCTTCTGCGCTTCCTAAGGTTGTCTTAAACAACGTTGATACGACCTTCGCACAATCTTATTCCGCTACAGTTGACCCTGACGTCAACACAGTAGACCTCGTACAACGCGCTCTCCTTGATGAGCTTGGATGGGTCTACCTACTAAACACTAGCGGTAGTGTAACCAGCCCCGCATCCACTACACCTAGTAGTATTCTCGCAGATGCCCTGACCGAGAATCTCTTCTTCGGCGAGCATATCAATACCTCCGAGGGCGTGAAGCTACTGTTTAAATGGCTCATGACCAACATTCAAGGAGGTCAGGCACCTTGGGCAGAGTTGGCAAATACGGTCGTACCTTCCCCGTTTAGCTCTCCCTCCTCCACTTTCAGCGATAACTACTGGGCATCTGGAGGACAACTTGCTAGTTCTCTAGAGACATTGATTGATGTCTGGGTAAATGAAGACGATACGAACGCAACTTACTTTAGGGATATCGTAAATGCGTCCTTGTTGGGGCTGAATGTACAAAGAATGTCGAATAGGGGACCAATGGACAAAATGCTCAAAGCGTTGTCCTATGCGTTCTATGACCTGAGAACTACTATTCGAGACATTCAATATCTTTTGGACATCGAGGAATGTCCCGAAGAGTTCTTGCAGTACCTAGGACGATACTTAGGTTGGACCTTCTTTGGAAATGACCCGGATAAGTGGCGTCAACAGCTTAAGCAAGCTATTTACCTTTACAAAGCAAAAGGCACAAGACAGGCGCTTTCTCAAGCTGTGAATATGCTTATCCCGTCTTCTGTCTACTCCCCAACACCGGACGCGAGCGGTCTTCAAGAGTTTTGGGAGTCTTATTTCCCAAACATTATTTACTACGTCATTAAGACCGAGACTGATTACGGAAAAGACCCTAAGGCTTATTTGGAGTTAGCACGGGCTTGGGACCAAGCACTTCAAGCCTCTGGCTACGATATCCAGTTTAAAAACTTTGACGACGAGAACCCTGATAATAACGCAAGATTCCTCGTCGATTATATCCTTCAGTACCTCAACTCCAGACATGACTTCCTTAGGCTAGGAGGCGTTAAGTACAGAGACTCCAGCTTTATTCAGGCGCAAGTTAGCGCGAACGAAGTCGGCAGCTATTTTCACAGAGGGAAAGAAATCTTTATGCCTCCGTGGGAAGAGCAGAGGTTCTACCAGGATACTTTACTCACTGAAGATGTCGTCAAAGACCTCTCATCACTTTTCGCTCGACCCGTAGGCGCTCTAGGACTCAACCTAGCTACGTCCGACGCTCAAGAGGTGGGTGAGTGGCTTTCAAGCTCTATTGGGCTTAAAGAGACGGACGCCATAACAACCCCTGGGTTTGGAGCCAACCAATACTTCAGATTCCTTACTTCCGGTCTGAACCTTCCTTTTAACTATCAGAAAGTCGTAAGTAATGCAGACTTGGAAGGGATGTCCGTGTTTGATTATTGGAACTCAAAATCATCTGAAGTACACACAAAACTTCTTCTCGATAATGTTGAGTTCTCTGCGAATGCCTTCGTGAACTCCACAAACACCAAGCTAGGCAGACAAGGTATTCCCGCCATCGTGGATATCTTTAGGCAGTTCGCACCCTTCCATGTCCTGAATAAGATTTTCGTCGGAAAAGAGTTTTCTGAGGATTATTCCGCCACGGATTCTAGTGCGCTAGTAGGAATCCATACCCTCCAGTCGGATATGGACCAATTGAACAGTTCGTATGTTTACGATGCATTTAACTTGTTCAGCGGCACTGGAAGCTTCTCGTCAATCTCGCCAAGTGTATATAACCCCCGTCAAGGTAGGTGGATACCCTCCGCAACCCTACACCCAACAACAGACCTATTGTGGGGCAACGCCACTGAAACAAGTGACTCAGTTTCTACGAGCGCAATCAAGCCCAATGTCAAGTCATACCGAACAGCCGGAAGAAGAAGAAACCTAAAATATAAGTTTGAAGGTTGGGCAAACAACAGGGAGGGGCTGAATCAGCCCACACCTGTCGATTTCTTTACGAGCGCCATAATCCCGTGGAATGGATTGAATGTGTCATCGTTTGTACCGAAAGGGTTTAATTTCTCGTCCCAAAGCTACGAGGATACCAGCGGAACTTTATCCGGGGTATACAGTCAATACACCCCCTCCACGACAGAGTTCCTAGGTTACACCGCTTCAGCACACTTCCCTGTTCGAAATATATTAGGTTTTAGTACGGACACCTCAAGCTTTGCTTGGATTAGGGATGTGTTTGGTTCTCCGATACTAAGAGCGCTAACGGATATATTCATTCGCAGAGGCAAGGAAGATACTCGTTGGCTGGATTTCACAAACGACGGATTTGAAAACTTTAAGTTTGGGCAAGGAATCAGCCTTCTTTTCAACGACTACAATAATAAGTTTGGGAGGAAGTTTCGAAACTTCGTCGATAAGAGAACTCTTACCCCACTACAAAGATACGCTGGTGGTTTCAATATACTCTCCCATGTTTTTGGTCCGGGCTTCATGAACAATAATTTCTCGATTGCAGGACCAATACAGACGAACCTTTCAGCAAACGCCGAGACAGGCTTCCCTTACCCAATCTCTTCTACTTACCCAAGTTGGAGTGCGGTAGTGGCGACCGAAGCGATTTCGGAAAACAATGTGTTTGTTGGAACTGACGGAGGTCAGAGAGACTTGCAAGGAGGAATCCTAAAGGACGGAGCGTACGGAACCTATCGGCACCCGCTTGATGTCTTTGAGGCTCCAAGCAAACCCTTCTTCAGTAACGAGACACTGTTGTCTAGTGTTTCTTTTGTAGCACCTAGAATTAATTCTCTTGCTGTTCTTAACAGCATCGAAAATCCAAGCTACAATGTTGATTTGAATTCCCTTAGCGGCATAACCTTGATTCAAAGGACTCCAGGACAAACTCCGCGAGATGCAGTAAGAGTTCGCTTTCCTCTAGACGGAAACATGAACTACTGTTATAACGGAAAGCTGCAATTCCCTCCTATTGATGCTGCTGTTAGCAGTACAACTTTGTCCGCCTTCGCAGGGTGGAAGATTATTGACCAAGCTAGAGCGCCTGAACTTCTCCAAGAGATGCCTGTAGCTACAGCCGCCAATTTATCCGCTGGTGTGTATGAGTACGCCGGAAGTGCTATACGAGCGGTAGTCTTGCAGTGCAGCGGAAACGCAAACACAACCTCGTCCGTGGTCGGTAACCCAAACAACCCTAGCATCAGCACTGTATTCAACCCTCAGTTCGCAACTACACCTAAAAACCTAAGAAACTTAGACCCTGGCTCTAGGTACAGAGTCAGCTTCGACGCATCAACTACTAAAATCAGTGGAGGTCAAGAAGAACAGTATGTGTACGCTCTACGAAACCTAACAAAAAATAAGTGTTGGACAGCTTCCTCAAACTCTTGGGAAACAACCCCAAATACTCTATCGGCAACTCCCCCAAACAGCCTCTTCAGCGCGACCGACGACTCCAGCGACTACCGAACTTTCAGCGACGAGTTCCCGGTTGATAGCAGCTTCGAAAAAGGAGACTCCTATGAGTTGTGGTTCACGATGTGCGCGGGTAGCGAAACCAACCGTTCAGAAGGGAAGCTAAGGAATTTCCAAGTGCGAATGGTAGAGGATTCTAAGATTGGCGAGTTCTTTAACGGAAGCAAAGGAAATAAGTTCTTCCCCGACCGAGAATACCAGCTTGGGGTTACAGGAAAGATAGCCTCGATTTCTCGCGGCATTAATTTACCGCAAACTCTGCATGTTCGTGTGGTGATGGAGCAGAAGCCGTACCTAGGAAATGGGTGGCAAGAATCGTTCTCCCGCGCCTGGGCATACAACTGGAATACTAAGACATGGGAAGAAAGCCGAAACATGTCGGACCAGGATATGTGGTACGCACTGAACTTCGAAAACAATAACGAAGAACAAACTCATGTATTCGATTTCCATACTTTGAATAGCAGAACACCTATAAAGTACTACTCTAAGTCTAGGCAAGGACCGCTACAAGGATATTTTGCCTCAGCAGGTCCGGTTCATGACGAAAACTCAGTATACTATGTTGAGGTGTCTAAACCCGGCGGAGCCGCTGAATTAGCAGGATTAACGTTATTGGACGTAAATTTCCTAGATAAAGAGTATAATGTTTATGCAGGAGATTACAGCAGAAAGAATTTCCAAGATGTTTTCCGGTTCTTCGATGAATTGAACGCAAATAAATCATCACGAAATGCGTTTAACTCATCTTCGACATACATGACGTCTGGAGGTTCTCGGAGCGAGTATCTAGAGTATTGGGGCGGTAGCCACTCCGCAACAAACGGCAACTTCGGGTTTATTGATAATGCAGGGTAACGTAAAAATCATCCAAACTTCTTCTGGAAGAAACAAAACTCTTTTTGAAGAAAGAAACATGATTCTCGATGGTATGAGAAAAACCATCGCGGATGCGATGACATACAAACCAAATCCGAGTGGCGCGGGTATTGAGGATGGAACTAGTTCTGTATCCAGTTTTCAGGTACAGGCATTTACTTTAGGAAGTGCAAAAGAATACTTCCATCAAAGAGACTCAAGATTTTTCTACCCCTATAACTCGTCCGCCACATCCTCCGTAAACCACCAACTGCTAACCCCCAAAGACTCGGACCTATTCCCTCTTCTGGATTCCTGGTCTTCAATCGGATTCAACCAGTGGCGGTATGATTCAATCGAAAGCGCGAATATACTGACGAACCCAACGCTAAAAAATGTAGCGGAAGGATGGAGGGTTGACACCAAGGTATCAGGCTCTACTGGAGTTAGAAGATTCGACGAAGTTCGCGCTGAAGGCTCTGTCCCCGTAACGCGGTACGAGGTAGTTCGAGGACAGCAAAAAGTTACCCTAACACAAAGCGCCGACCTCGCCCTTGGAAGAACTTACTTCGCGTATAACCACGTAAGGGCGAAAGACGCAACCTTTGATTTTAGAGTTGCCAGAGGTCGTAACGGTCAGATTGCTGAGTATTATGACTTCACGTCTGGTAAGTTCGTTTCTAAAGCCTTAGCCAAAGAAGGCACTCGCCACACTGTTACACCTTCAAGATACTTTGGTGTAGAAGAGTTTGTGTTTAAGTTGCACGGACATCTTACCGACCAAGGCTTAGAAGCAAATAATGAATACTTTGTGGAGTACGTGTTCCCAGCTAAAAGCTTTAGAGACACAAACTTCTCTCCGTGGAATCCGGCATACCAGAATCCCTATGTAGACGTGATTAGTTTGGAGTTGTTAGACCAAAGAAATACTATTCTACCTAACTCCAACTTTCTGGAACACCAAAGTGTTCTGTTAAATAATAACTTCACCTACACAAGTAAGCTAACTAGCGTCGATGCCATAAATCCTGGAGACGCAACAGCAGAAGGTTTAGTTTCTATAAACCACTGGAACGTTAAAAACCCTATCTTGAACTCCTCAAACCCTAGTTTTGAGGAAGATGCTAGTGGGTTTGCTTTTGTAAAACCTATTAGCACAAACGACTTCTCGGACAAAGTCTTCTCATCCCTAGATGACGGGGTTGTTTTGTATGTGTCCTCTTCTGATATTGATTCCAGTGGATGTGGTGAGATAGCACAAAAGTTCATTCTGTCGGACGAGTTGGGACGAAATGAATACGCTTTCACGGATAGCAAGCAAACCACCACCACCCCAGAACTAAGAGATTTGGGGTATGGACAAGGGGACACCAATAAAACATTCATGCTTTCCTTTGACGCAATGGTATCGGGGACGGCTGCCGCAGCAAACTGCGGACACATAGAAGTTGCACTGACCAGAGACGACGACGGATTTTCATACGATTTCTCGGCAAACTCATTTACGCGAGCGAGGCAGAGGTTTACGCCCGAGAACAACCCGAAAGTGTTTACGTTTGATGAAAAAGACGCCATCAAAAACTTTAGCGTTCCCGTTATTTTCCCCGCCGACGCATCGAGAAAAAGTTACACTTTGAGTATACGAGGAAGCGGCAGGAGCGACGGAACCAACGGATTCGTTTATTACGCAATCACAAATCTATCGTTTGGTCCTCTTGGGGGATGGAGAACCTATGAATACGACCTAAGCAGTATTGGAAGTTGGTCCTTAAGCTCAACCCCCCGAGCGGGGAGAGAGGAGGGGTTAGTTTTTTCTGCGTTAGGGTTTAGTGGTCCCCGCCTCGACACCTTGGCGAACAAAGATGAATATTTCGCGAAAGTTGATAACACAAGGAGTATTAGGAAAAACCAGTTGGCAACAAACTTCGTAGGTCTTGAACCTACAAAAATGTACCGACTAGCACTTAAAGGAGTTACAGATGAGTACCTCCCCCAGTTTCAGGTCGTGCTAAAAGCAAGAAGAAAAGCCGTTTTTAATAATCAACAAAACATTCTTGGCGGGTGGGGAACAGCAACGGAGAATTCGGTCCCGCAGTTTAACCCCTATTCAAACAGTACCGCAGAAGACCTGGAAGTTAAGAGGCGAGTGTACCAGTCAGAAGTGAAGAGCTTTGAAGACCCAACCACAAAACCGACAGACTTCAGCATTCTTCTAGATTCAAGTGGCGGCTCATTCAATAGCGTACACCAGACCACATACGCCAACGAAGGTAGATACTCCCTATCCTTAAAAGTATTTAATACTACGGAACATAACTCCTACTTTGTATTAAGCAGTCTTCCGAACCGGATGGTTAACTGGGAGTTAGGTCGTTGGGAAACTATTCTTGGGGAAATGCCCTCTTATAGAAGCGATACCTCCGGAGCCTATTTCTTACCTCTGCCCTCTGGAAGGAACACTTCTGATTTTACAGAGTTCACTGCGCCTTCTGCGATTTTTATGAACCCGGAAAGACTAGTAGGAAACACCGACCTAGACGGAGGGAATTTTGGGCTACGAGGAGATTTTAAAATTGTCGCAGGTGTCTATGGTCCCAACGCCGCAGAAGGAAGCACCTATATCAAGGACATCTCTCTAAGAGGAGAGAAGATAAGCCCCTCCGACACCATTTGGAACGAAAAGTTCTACGACTTCGTAAACGGTGATTGGCAGTTTTCGTATGTTACCGGGGACACTTCAGGAGCACTCGCATATGATTCTGGAGGTGCGAGAAACTTTATTGTTTCCCCGGATGTTATCAAAAACATGTGCTTCCACGGTCTCGAACGAGACACCGAGTATCAGTTAAACCTCATCGATGTTTCCGGCGGTCAGTACGACATCCACGACATTTCTTTGGTGGATACTGCACTGATTTGTAATAAAGGTAGGGATAGATGGATTCGTGATGCGGGTGTGTTCACGAGCGAAGTTTATGACGACGAACACCGAGCCGACTACGATGATGGTTTGGTAATAAAATCATCCAGTGCGATTGATTTTGTCACGCCATCCGACATCGAGCAATACCGCACACCAAGACTTTATTGTTTCGATACCTTGCACGGGGCTAACGGTACCACCGACAGCAACACATCCCGGAGACCCCATCTTGCGATGTCGTCTGTACAATCTTCGCGACAAGCACAACCACTCTTTGTGCGAACATTTGAACCCAAGAAATACGGACTGAAGGGCGGGGACTCGTTTGCCATAGGCTGGACCGTCGCCAACACGACCAAGTTCGGTAGTCTTGTAGGCAACGCAACCATTGAGGCGCAGTACCAGGGTCAAGCTTACCAGTATGATTTCGACAAAGAGGAGTGGTCTCCAGGAAACACAAGACGGGAACAACAGTTCACAGTTAGAAAAGCTACATCCTTTATTGGAACGGGACCAACTAGTTCAATGACTGACGTTGCAAATGAAACTGAGTATCTGTCTCCGTCAATTAAAACCCCTTCTTTTGAGAATGCGGAAATTATTGTAACATTGAGAATGGGTGTCGAAGGTCTTACCGACAAAACCCACGCCGCAGCATACGAATTCAAGCTTTATAGGACCACGCCAAGAGACGGGGTTTATCGTGAGTCTGGAAATACATTCCTGTTCCCAGAGTTCCCGGAACCCACCGATAGAACTCTACAGAGTCGTGGTTTACCTGGAGAGCCTGATGAACTCGGTCACTTCCTGAACAGAATTCCGTACTTTAGCTCCAATATCTTTAGCGGTACAGATTTTAGTTCCATGGAAGTTCGTCAAGGCTCCCTTGGCAATAGTTTTGTATCTCCAGCAGGAGAAAGAACTTTCGAGCAAGCGGTTGCGATGGGAGCGTACCTCCCGTCAGGAGGACTCTTCTTCGGCTCAGGAACCTTCGGTGATGCCACCAAATCTACTGGGTTCCTTTCAGGAACACTCAACACGATGGGCGTGGTAAACAGCGATGGTTACATCTACCAACACCCTGGAACCGTAACCAACTGGCTTGATGCAAGCGCTGGGTTTGTAACCTCTTCCTATGTTGAATCTGAGTTTGCGTCGTGGACTTACAAGCCAGAGATTCTTCGCTATGTTCTAAGAGTACATAAAGATGACTGGAAGTTTTTGGATTACTATATGGGCGGCGTAGGAGCCATGGGACTGAACACCATAGACTATAAAAAAACCTACGATAAGCTCGGGACCGCATACCAACTTAGTGGCACCGGAGCAGCGTATAGTCAGGGAAGTCGTGTGGGACTATATAATGTGAGCGACCCAGACCGAAACCCCGAATTCAATCTGGTAGCGAAAAAAGTTATGTTCCCACCAGGGCTTCATATTGACTACGATAATACTGATTACCTGACTATAATATGGGATATTAATTTCATGAGTTGATGATATGCAATTTCTAGACTACCAAAACGCAAAAGGTCACCTGGAGGTATGGAAACATTACCCTGACGGCACAAAAGAACTTCACTGGGAAGAGGATAATGTTATTACCAGTGGAATGGGAGTCACCCTTTCGAGGATGTTCTCCGTAGATAAGGATAAGCCAGTAGACGATTTCCAAATTGTTTATTTTAAGGTTGGCATGTCTGGAAATGATGTTACTGACCCGAATCAAGCTGGCGCTCTACAAGTCTCTTCAACAGGAGATTTGTCTGGCGCATTGACCGCCGCCCAGTACGGGGACGGGGGACTGAGTTTAGACGTGCATAGTCTTTACAGAAACGGAGCGACAGAAGCGGACAACGTTTTCGGAGTGATTCCCCACGGGTATATTAAGCGGGTAAGCGAAACAAAGTGTCTGTGGCAAATCGTACTCGATGAACAGACGGCTAATGTCGCTGATACAATTAGCGGCGCACATTACTTGAACGAGATTGGGCTGTACTCAAATAACCCATTCTCCTTGACGCCTAAAGCCTCGGCGCTATGCGCGTATCGATATTTCAAGCCAGTATATAAAACAGATGCGTTTATTCTGGTCTTCAGATGGACAATTGATTTCTAATGGTTAGTTTTAAAAATGTCAGTAGTGTCGGAGGAGAGGGGATTATTCCTCTCGACTTCAATGCAGTTCCTAAGTTTGACCCAAGCTCGTTTTATAATTGGGAACAAGATAACATCCCTCTCTGGACTTTAGAGCAGAGGGATGATGTGATGTATCGTGCATTGGGTTTCCCTGGTGGCAACCCAGACGGCGTTACTTTTACTTTGTCTTCCGCAGGTAACTTTGATGAGTCCATTGGCGTCTATGATTCCATGGAAGACATTGTTGAGAGAATCCCAAAGCGCCTAAAGTTTCCGGTTCTTGTGGAGATTTGCACTTACGGAAACCTCGGTGCGCTGGACCTCGCCAACATTACCTGCGAAGGCGACGGACGGCTGGAAATTAAAAACATGGCGTATTTTGAGGATGTAAACGCCTCAGCCTTTGGCCAAGAATCAGTATCGTCCAGCCCCGCAGGAGCAGCAGGTCACCTAAACAGGGTCTACTCTTTGGAAGCAAGTTCCGACATGCTTGGGGTTTCTTCGTCGAGAACCGGAACCATATTCGGAGGACAAACATCGTGGGACGACAATGCCCATATCTTCTGCATGCAGGGTCCGGACACCGACAGAAAATCCGACAACCTGACTGTCCATATCGCCAGCGCGACTGCTGCCACCATCAACAACGGAACCAATGGGCAGTTCATCTTGCAGAACTATGACGCGTTTCACGACAGAACTATTTCAGCAACAACAGGCGATGCTAGACCCTGGTTCGGCTCCTCCACTGATGATTTCATGGCTGTTCAAAGAACCGCCAACATGACCAGAGGGCAAAGCACTCTGTTTGGGTACGGCAACTGGTTTAGTTCTGTATCCTTGAAGGACTGCCAAGGAACGGTTATCCTGAGAAACGTTTTGGTGGACGGCGCGGCTGGAGCAGAGAGCGATGCCAACCCTGCAAGTCCTGTATTACATACAAACGAGAGAGGTTTTGATATCGAAAATTCAGAAGTGATTCTCGATAATACCGCGTCCATCCGAAACTACTCACTAGGCTACTTTGCGAAAAATTCCAGAATCAAAGCTACTGGACATTTCGTTGCCTGGAGAAACTACACAAAAGACGGCATCAATCCAGCAGACAGAAAGCCGGATGGAGGAGGACTTCTGTCCTTGAACTCTGATATCGAGTTTGACCCGACTTACTACGAGGACAGTAGAAAATATCTCAACTGGTTCGGAAAAAGTAAGAGAGGGTTTGAACTACGAAACTCCACAATTAGAGGAGGTATTTACTCAACTGTTACATCAGCCATCCCGAACGCTGGCTCGACCAGCGGCGCTGGTAGCACAGCCACCACTCTCTTAGGAACAAGCCTTGTAAACTGCTCTGGTGCTGGTGGAGACTACATGACGACCATTCTTCACGCCGCAGACTGTAACGAGAATGGATTCCATTTCGAAGGGAGTGATGTAGAATTCCTAGGCAGACTAAACAGCTATCTCAACGAAGGCGATGGACTGAAGGCGATTAGGTCACAAATTCGAGTGCCGCAAATGACTCTAAACCATAATTCGAAATATGGTTTGGAACTAGAAGCCTCTCAACTAACTTATGGCTTTGGTGTTGACCAAATATCTGACGCGGTGGGGGCAAGCAACTTCCAAAGAATTGACGGCTACTCCCAGGTTTTTAACGGGTTCACCTCTTTCGCGGCAGGTGGACGAAGTTCCGCAAACAAACCAACCAATAGAGCGCAGTTCCACGTCGATTCGAACAACCAAAACATTCTAGTTACGAAATCCTCTTCGATAGCCCCGCACAGAATGAATCATATTCCCTACTTCTTCGGAAGATGGGGAGGTTCTAATTGGACCCAAGATAACATCGGCGCAGCGGGGGCTAGGGCAACGCCAGCTACTCACTTTGGCGCAACCCCTTT